AACTATAAGTGAATGTCGCAAATGTTCCATCTGAAAATGAAACTATAACCATTGGAGCAACACCATCTTGAAAAGCCCAAGATTTAATTGTTCTTTCTTTAAATAAATGAGCACTAAAAATAGACTGATCTATTGAATCATATGTAGAAATTTCTTGTGAATAAATAAGTTGTTTAATTGCACCTGTTCTTTTATCAACAAAAAATAATCCACCTGGGATAATCAACGGTGGAACAGAGTCATCGATAATCCAATTACCTCTTTTTTCTAAAGTTAAATTATCAGGACTTAATATTCCTGTTGAAACAAAAACACCAACTGTAGTAAAAACTACTAAACCATTATACTCAATCATTCTTATTACTTCAGCTTTTCCACTTGTTCCTGCTTTAAAATTTAAAGCTGAATTTGCTGAGTAAGGGAAGTCTCTATAAAAGTTATTCTGATAACCAGGACGAGAAGCTAAGATTGCTTCAACATTAGCGTTTTGAAAATTAGCAAGAAGAAGTCTTTGTTGGTAAACAGTTCCTGTCTTAATTGAATTTTGACCAACGGTTTCAAGATCAGATAATCCTTCTTGAGAAATTAAAGTTTGTAATCCATTGTAAAAATCAGGATCTGCACCGATGTCTTTATACACAGCTTTTAGTACAGCTCCATCAACATAAATATTTGTCGTTCTACCAACGAACCCAAAAGCGGATCCTTCTTTTGGTCTTTGATAAATTCTTATTTCATTAAAGGACTCTATTGCGGTTATATCGCTTCCAACATTTATAGTCATTGTATTCATTTCACCCACGTTAATAGGTTTTTTAAATACAGGAGTAGCGTTTAATATTTTTTCTTCAGTCTCTTGACCTTCATATACGGCTGTCCAAGCGTATTCTATATCGTAACCTGTACCACCAACAACACCGACAAAAGAGTTTGCCACTATGGTACTAGGTAAAAGAAGTGAACTACTATACTGTAATTCCCAATTACCAAGATCGTTTACTTTTAAAGGAACCTTTGTTATTTCGTATCTCGAACCAGAAACATTATATCCACCGAAAACATAGACTACATCTTTACTTGTTTCAAAATGTAAACTTTCTAAATCTTCAGCTCTAAAAACAGGATTTCCTCCTGAACCTATCGTTCCATCAAACGAATGTAAAAGTGTTCCTGTGAAATCATACAAATCAACATAAGTATCTGTAGGAGAAGAAGGATCATAACCGAACTCTAATAGCAATGAACTATTTGGTGGAGAGTAAACCTTTATAGGTGCATTATCATATTTTGATTTTCTAAAATGGAATCTTCCAAAACGTGACATAACTGTTCCGCTTTTTCCGATCATTACATTTCTTGCTGTCGCTAAACTATTTTGAAATCTTTCAAGTGTTACTCTATCGTGCAACAACGGATCCAATTCACCTGTTGAAAAACTTAATTGCGGTTTTAATGCCATACTATTCTAACCTTGCAGCTACAAACTCTGATCTCATGTGAACAGGATCATAGTTAAAATTTTCAAGTTTATCTAATTCTTGAGCTTCACCGATTGATAATAAAAATCTTTGGTAAACTTCTTCTCTTAAAGCTTTAGCCCCTTTTCCGACGATTAGAGGTGCAGAATAAAATGCAAGTCTATAAGATACTGCCATTCCAGCAGGTGAGCTTAAAACGTCCAAGGAAACATCATTAGGAATACATTCTCCAACGGCTGCGTACTCATTTGTGAAAATGACTTTCTGACCTTGATATAATCCTGTTTGTTTTGATATGTGTGTTCTGTTTGTATCGAGAACAGCACAAGATTTTATTCTTCTTAGAAATGCACAACGAGTTGGATATTTGTAAACATATTTCCAAGGCCCTTCATCTAACTCTTCAACAAGTTCAAGTGTGATTGACTCCGATAAAGAATCAAGATCCATTTCTTGTAAAGTAGAAGTGAGAGCGTCTTCCCAAAATTGGTTTAAAACTCTCACTTCATTAGACGTATCTGTGTCTGCGTTTGAAACTTGTCGTGATAATAATAAAGCTGATAATGCTAAATTATATGATTTTGTTTTAGTAAAAGACATTTTAACCTCGTTCTTTTTTAAAGACGAAGGTTTTTATTTCGCCTTTTTACTTTTCATTTCTAACATTCTTTTTCTTTCTAAGTCTGGATCAACACATTTCATCCATTCACCTAAATCGCTAAAGTTTTTTACTAGAAATTCTTGATTTTCTTTAATTCTTTCTTGATTATAAAACCCTTTTCTAAGAGCTACAACTTTAATACCTTCTTTAGATATTTTAGGTGTCGCAATTATTGATTCGTTTTTATCATCAACATTATTAAACATTACTTTATGTTCAGGTACAACCAGTTCTTCTGCTAAACCTGGGGCATCTTTCGATACCTCAGGAGTAGGAGAGATCGATGATAAAGCAGTATTAACATCGTCACTTGAAACTTGATTTATACCTGGCATAGATGGTATTTTTTTATTCATAAATTAACTCTTATACTTGTGCATCATTTATTTTAGGAAATGATTTGTATTGAGCGATTTCATCTTGAGGAACAAGATAAACGTCAAGAGTTACAGTCGTCGTACCACCTGTTGAGCTGTTACGGAAACCAAGGAATTGCTTATCCATTACACCTTGAGGAATTGGAATTTCAATTTCTTTTCCTTTAATAAGGTCAGCTGCTAAAACTGTTACTTGGCTTAAAACTTCAACGTTTGAAGTAAGGGCCGCATCGTCAGCTTGGATAGCTTGAAGAGTGTGAGTTGAACCTGCACCTGCATCTACAACTGGTAAAACTAATAAAGCCATTCTACGACCGATTGAAAGGTCTTGAGCAGCTGTTTGTTTTTTGTAAGAGTGAGTTGAAACAGTAGCTGCGCCTGTGAAAGCTTGCTCTACTGACATTTGATTTTCAATATCGAATCTCATATTATATCCCTCCGAAAATTATTAAATTTGAAAAAGGGATCTTTCGATCCCTTAAATTTTATTAAACTACTCTTCCTTCAGATGTTAATAGAGCATCCATTCTTCTTACTGGACAACCTAAGAACATAAGAACTTTTTTACCTTGGTAATTATCAAAAGTTAAACCTGCACCTGCACCAACTTTTGTTAAAGCTTGTTTATGTAAATGAGCTTCTAAAGTTCTGTTTACATACCAAACACCTTGACCGTTTTCTTGAGAATCAATTTTGTAGTCAGCTGAGATCATAAGATCGATTAGATCCGCAGCTCCAACACCTGATACTAAATTTGAAACGTCAATATTACGAACACAAGCAACTTGACGGTAATCTTTTACAACTAAACCATGATCTGTGCAAAATTCTTCTTCGTAACCCCAGAAATCACCAACGTTACCTTGCTCATCGATTCCAGGAATCTTAACAAGTTTTCCACCTGCTGAGTAATCAGTTCTTGTTAGACCTGATTTTGTTTCTTTTGGATAAACACCGAAAACTGATCTCTCACCCCAATGAACTTTTAAGATTGAAGTGTTGTCAGATCCTGTTCCACCTGCATCGATGATTTGTTTTGATGTCGCTTCTGTTGCTGAAACAGTAGAGAAAATATCAAAGAAACCAGCTGTTTTTCTATTTGAAGATATTGGTGAACCGTATAACATCAAGCTTGCTGCTTCGATAGCGTGAGCTTGTAAATGTCCTTGAGCTTGGTTCCATCTGTTGTAAGCAACGCGATCTTTTCCACCTCTTTCAGCAACCGCTTTATCAATTTGAGATTTCGACTCAAAGTGAGTAGCTGTGAAAGATCTTTCTTCAATTGTTGATTTTGAAGCAGGGATTGGTTGGTTAGCTTTACGGTAGTAAACTTCTGGTAATGCTGAACGAATGTCTTCTTTATGAATTGTTCCTTCATTCATTTCCATATAAGGAATGTCATTCAACATAGCATTGTGCTGAACAAGTACCTCTGCGACTTTTCCAATTTCTTTGTCTTTTGATTTTGCTACATCTGCAAGAGTAACAAGTGTTGAGCCTTTAGCTGCCATATTTCATCCTCCAAAAAAGTTTATGAGTACATATCATCGAGAAAATTTTTATCGGTCGTTTCTGTTTGTATCGGATCTCCACTCACCAAGGTCGTTGTTGGGTTTAAGATCTTAGACAATGCTAGAAAGTCCCTCATAACATAAGGAGGCAACATACTACCACGTTCTGTCAATACTTTTTTCATATTAGGCATATAATTTTCTAATACCTTTTCAACTCGGTCAACATTTTTATCAAAATTTTCACCACCGAAGTCAGGATCTGAAGATAATTCTTTCTTCCATTCACTTCTTTGTGCTTTAATTGCTTCTTTTTGCTTTACTTCAGACTGTTTTGAGTCTTCTGTTACAAAATTTTTATAAGCAATTAATTGTTCTTTTGTCAGCTTATTGTCTAAAGCAAACTTAGTCACTTTCTCTTTATCAATATTTTCAGGTAAATCTTTTAAAGCTTCAACTAATTCAGCTTTCGATTTTTCCTCTTCAGTCGTCGGTTCTTTTACTTCTTCTTTTTTTTCTGGTTCAGGGATTGCGTCTTCTTTTCCGTACCCTGTAGCAGGTTTTTCAACTTCCTTATCTGCTTCAGGTTCTTTTGTTTTATTTTCTTCAGGTTTTTTTGTCGGTTCATCATTTTTCTTATACCCAAATTCATCTAAACCAGAGTCATCAACTTCTGGTGTGGTTTGTACGTTAGGTGTCGGAATCGGCATCTTGGTAATATCCGTTGTCGATTCTGTGTTGCTCGTAGATGTCTGCATATCTCTGTCTCTCCAATTTTGCAATCAGTGAAGCTGCGGTTTCTGAATCTGCTTCACACGCTAGTTTATATATCGAGTTTCCTGCTCTTAAAAATCCTAGATATTCATTAAGTTCTTCACCTTGCATACCTCTCTCAGGCAAGCTAGTGACATCAAAATTTTTAAACAAATAAGAAAATAATTGTATTCCTTCTTTTGTTTTTAATATCGAAGCAATGGCCAAGAGAACGTCTCTGTGCTCAAGTGCTTCTTTTCTTTCTCTCTCTTTCTGTAAAGCAAGTGACTTTTCATTCATTTTATTCTGCTTGTGCAGCCTTCATGTCTTTCATCGCCCCTGCCACCGCAGGTAAAGTTTCCTGTAATGCCTGTTGACGTTTCATATCCATTTGAGCTTGTTCTCTCATCGCTTCAACTTTATCTTGTGGGTTATTTAATCCTGAAGGTAAGTATAAACGATCTTCATATAAGTCAGCAAGCTTATCAGTATTTATTTTTTGTAAAATTCTAGGATCAATTTGTCCAACCTGTCCAATCATCGCAACATATCTATCAATCGAAGGTAGATCAGCTGCTCTTTGCGCTTGTGCAAAAACTGAAATGTATTCTGGTTTTAAAGATTGCCCTTGTAATTCTTCAGGTGCAGGTTCTAAATACGGATCCTCAAATAAAACATAATCCATTACCCACTCGAGTACAGGATTGTTATAAGTCGTATTTAAAGACTGTAAATTAGGCCCAATAATTCTTTGTTGTTCTTCAACGATAGCATTTGTTTCAGCCGCTGTTCTCGTCTTAGGATTTCTTGATAAATATAAAAGGAAGTCAGCATAGAAAATTTTATCAACCATTTGTCTCATGTCACCTACATCTTGTAACAATGTACCGATTGCAGGATTGATTTGAAAAATTGGTTCTAATTTTTGTTTTGCTCCCATTGATCTAGCATCAAGTGGAACAAAAGTATTAGGTGCGTGACTAATATAACTTTTTCTTAAAGATGCAGGGCCTTGTAAAGCAGGTGATAAAATTTGTTCTAATGCTTGGTCTTTTCCGATTGCTTTTTTGTTAAGCGATTTTACAAGTCCAAGAGAATCAATCATAGGCCCTTTTTCACCGTACTCAAATTCTTCTGTAGATTTACCTACAACGAAAGGTTTTCTTTTAGATGTGTGTCTCTTTAAGAAAAGATCCTTACCTTTATCAGTCATCGGTTCTGAAAAACCGTTTCCTTCACCGTAAGAAGAAGATCCTGTTTTGTTTCCTGTACCAACTTCATAAGTTAATTCTAACCATTTTCTGTTGAAAGGATTCTCAGGATTTTTATAATCGTACTCTGGGTTCTCATAAACGATATGAACAACATCAATCATCTCACCGTAATTTCCGTCATCGTACATCTTTTTGACGTTAGGAGAAATGTTTGACCAATCTGCTTTACCATCTTTATTTTTAATTCCGTAAGTATCGACAACAGCTTTTACATTGAGACAAAATTCACGAACTAAAACTACAGCCGTTCCTCTTGAATCATTTAAAACATAGTACGATCCTGGGATTAATGTATGAACATGAAAACCATTTTCTAATTCTTCAAAATAATGAGCACCTGTATTTACAACATGGTAATCATAATAAAAAATCCCTGCGGCATTGTAAAAATTGCTCGACGACAAATAGGCCATTACTCTATTAGTAAAATGTTGCAACCATGCCTTGTTGTTATATTTATCATTTCGTTCTTGATCTCTAGTTCCTATTCTTGCCCAAGGACGAGAAGAAGAAGTGTTACCTTCTAAGAAACCTGCAACACATGATCGCAATGCTAAAACGTGTGTTGGATCCACTATATGTTGGTTCTTTCTCTCACCTGGTGTTTGACTTAAAATCCAACTGGCTTTGTAAGGCATACCCCAACGTAAAAGATCACACCACGTTCCTCGAACCTTATCAAATTTTTGCTTGGCCTGGTGTCTGAGAAATTCACAATGTTGTTTAGTTGTATTTTTCATATACCTAAAAAGTCCGTTACGTCACCTAGTGGCTTCGTTGTATTTGTTTTTTTATTTGCTGTAGATCTTGCTTGACCTGCATTTAAAGAAGCATTTATTTGATTGTTTTGCTTTTGTTTAATAGCGTTTTGTCTGTCTGTATTTGCATCAACAACACTCTTATCGAATTGTTCACGCGCCATCTTGTTAGCTTCTTCAGCTGCCTTAGCACCTGTTATTTCCTTGGTTCCTTCCATTATAGGTTGACCTGTAACACCTGCTTTAAAACCGCCCTTCTCGTATCCTAGAAGACCACCTGTAGAAGCGTTCGCTACTAGATTTATAGTACCATCTATAGGATTATTTATAAAATTATCGATTTCGTTTTCTACAGCTCCACTCATTTTCTTGACTCCAAACGATAGGTGACTTGAATTTCTTCAAAACCTTTGTTGATTAAAGTTTCACTTTTTATATTGGTGTGTCTTGTCAACATGGTGATTATATGATCAGCTTCAGACTTTCCAATGTCAATAAAATTGTTAAATAGGTGAAAAGCCATTCTACCTGAGTCAGGTTTTACATAAAATAATTGTTGCTGAAGAACTTTTAATTTTTTATCTAGTGGATGATTTACCAAGAACGAAATGTGGATCCCTCTAACTTCTCCATCTTTATAACCTACAAGGAAAACTCCTTGTTGCAACATTTGATGTACACCCATATTCATCCAATTATATTTACCACCGAAAAGTTTATTTAAACTATCCCCTTCAGCACAAATAAATTGTAATAATTCTTTCGTTAATTCTTTCTCTCTTTTAATTGTATAAGTCATCGTGATCTGCTCCGTAGTCAACTTCGTGACGTTTCATTATTAATGAATCATGACCGACTCCTATCGGTTCACCATCCTCTCCTATTTCATTATCAGGTAATTTCTCTTGCACTTCAAAAGCATATAAAAGAACCGCACCATCGGCAACGTCGGGAGATTGTCCAACACGCGCTTTAATGTCTGCTTTAGGTTCAGCTAATTTTTGATAAGTGATTTTATGACGAGCTCCTTTAGTCCAACACAATTGTTTTTTGATTGCTTCAATCCATGACGGATCCTTCGCATCTAAAACCGCTGATTGCATAAGTGCTTTTTGTAAATGATAGTACATCATCGCTCTTAAGTTTTTATACTCTGATTTCGCTGGATCAGTATTGTCAGTCGGACTTGCTGCAAACGATACAAGTATCCAATGATATTTCTCTGCGTTCATTGCAAGAGTGTAAATACCTGTACCTTCTCCTTGGTCAATGTGAACCGCATCTGCTTTAAATTTCCGTTCCCAATAACATAACTTATTATACGTTAATTGATGTGTCTCACCCGATTGCTTATTAAGTTTATATTTCTCCAATAGACAATGATAGTGACCTTGCTTCATCCAAATTGTTGTCTCATCTCCACCTGTCCACGCAGGGTCACAAGATAAAATAACTGGAAAATTTGCTACACTATCCATGTCGAAAGTATGTCGTCTTGCCAAGGCTGCTTCTACAGTCTCAACTTTAATGATCGAATCCTTGGCCGATTTACGAGGAAGACCTCTTACACGAACTCTAAAGTCATCATTATCCTCGTCACCACCTGCATCTATTAACCATGCTTCAACTTGCTTTGGATCGATATGTTTTAAAGTCCTCGTATCTATCCTTCTACTGTTCCATAATGGTGAAGCCATATTTTGTTCAAACTTACTCTCAGGATCATCGGAGTTACCGAACGCTAAGTGAAGTTTAATTGTTTCAGTCTCTGTAAATGCTCCCGAAGCGTACTGCCAAATTACTGAAGGAATACCAGGTGCTTCTTCAAATACATAAACAGCTGCACCACCTTTATTATGTAATCCCGAAATACTTGCAGGTGATTGTTCAGACCATGTGACCGTATCGATCCTCCAACTCTCAGCTAATTTTAAATTCCTAGCTTTAATACTCGTACCAAACTTCTCAAAAAAATGATCAACAAATCTGGCCTTCCTAAACCATATATCATACTCAGGCCATACGATTGTTTTCATCTGTGGATCGGTGTTGGCAGTAACACGCGCTTTTAGTCTTTGAGTGTATAATAACATTACTAATGTCATTGCACCGAAAGCCGTTTTAGCAGCACCGTTACCTGATGATATGATCAGTCTGTATGTCTCGTATCTTGTTTCAGGATTAGCTAAATGTTTTGATAGCTTCGCCCACTCTTCCATTTGCCAAGAATAAGGGTGCATAAATTCCATATCAGTATTTGGTTCACCGAAAGGAAATATAATGTAGACTAATTTACAGAAGTCGTATCGGTTCTCATTTATCAGCTTCTGGAATAACTTTATCTCATCGTTCATTTAAACTGTTCCTTATTAAACCACTCGTCACACACAGGACAATATATCAACTCTCCATCGCGCTTACATTTCTTAACCGTTCTATTGCATCCACTCGTAAGCATCTTCTCATACCATATCCGATAACCACCGTCATCGAACCTCTCATAATATGTCTTACGCTTTTTATCAGGATCCAATTCTAAAGGCATCTTTTTAGGTCTAATACCAACGTGCTTCATCCATCATTCCTTTGTCGTCGTCGCTCTTTTAAACAGTCTATCAGATAACATAAGTCAATATCAACTATCTCATTATCTATAAACGTCCCAAACGTACCGTCATCATTTACAGTCGCTATCACAATTCCTTTAGCATCTAATACTCGTTTAATTTGATCAACATAAAAATCCAAGGTCTTGTCACTTTTAAACTCTATAATGTTATTCACGATTAATAACCTCACCATCTATAACCTTATAACCCTTATATTTTAAAACCCTAAAACCCTAAAGCCTTAAAACCCTAAAACCCTAAAACCCTAAATCCCTAAAACCCTAAAACCCTAAATCCCTAAAACCCTAAAACCCTAAAACCCTAAAACCCTAAAACCCTAAAACCCTAAAACCCTAAAACCCTAAAACCCTAAAACCCTAATTAGTGTGGCTTAGTGTTTATTAGTGTTGGCGGGA